CCCCGATGCGGTTGTTTTCGATTTCTTCCGCTTTGGCGATTGCCTTTTTCGCATAGTCTGCCCATTTGCGTAGGCTTCCAGCTTTGTTTTTTCTTTGTCGCTCATTGTCCAACCGTTTCTTTAATCCTACGTGCGATATTGACCTACCTGTATTTCTGGTAAGCCAGTTCGCCACTTCCCGATATGAATACTGTTTAATATATTTCTTTGCTTGCTCAAGCATATCAAGTTCGTGGGCAATTGGCAAGAGGATTCCGTCATCATTTGGATCAAGTTCATACCCAAAAGGAATTGTTCTTGCTACACGTGGGATAGATACCCATACATTATCTTCTTTGAGGTCGGTTGGCTGTGGTAATTTCCACGTACCTACTTTTTTAGTCATCATCATCCTGTGGGTTTTTAGCTGGCATAAGCATGACGCCACCCTTTGCTTCCACTTGCATCTTCTCAGTCTTAACCAAACCAGTACGATCAAGTAGTTCTTTTGCAGCTTGCATCTTATCACGAATACCTAGCTCTGTAGGATCGTACAATGCACCCACCATAGCCATCGCAGCCTTTGGCGCATTACGTGCAAGAAAAGTATGTGTTACTTCGATAATCTCTTCTTTAATACCTTTAGTAACTTCTGCATTAGAAGTATTTGCGGAGTAACCAGCCAACATCTTAGCGGCGGTAATGTCACCACCTGCTTCATCCATAAGGACCGCTAGAAACTTTTGCTGACGTTCCGTTAACTCACGAGCCATAGTACTTCCTTTATTACATCAATTCAAAATGTGGGCCATCAATAAAGGGGCGGCGACCCTGTGACCTACGTAAATCTACATATGCCATCATTGCGTCTTCCGCTGTACCTTCATATGTACGGATGTCACCCTCTGACCAAGCTGCACCCCACTTGATTGCTACACCAAGTTCTTTAGCTGCATCTTTCATTGCGTCACAGAGATCATCGTAGACATTCAGTTCCCATACACCCTTGCCATCCACGTAGGCCATAAGGTCTACGGCACGACCCTCTAGATGCTTAGACTTCATAGTTTGTGACTTACCTGCAGCTACAAGCTTCTCTTGCTCTTCTACTGTACGTAGGCCATAGATAACCCCAAAGTCTACTTTGGTAAGCTCAATCGCACGTTTGACTACAGCCACTAAGCTTTCATCTACGCCTTCCATCTTAGCAAGGCTACGTTTTGATAGTTTAAATGCCATTTACTTTTTTCCTGTAAAAAACTTAGATACGGAACGCATACCAATGCTGGCACTGACGATACCGCCTAACGAATATTGATACCAAGTAGGCATAGCTTCAAGTGAAGTAAAACCTGCCTGTACAATCTGGTTACCCCAGTCACCACAAAATGCAAGAATGAGTGGAATACTAAACAATAAAGTAATCCACTCGTCCTTCCAGCTATTTTGGGTAGCTTTGATAGCTTCAATGTCCCAGTCAATCTCACCAGTAGCTTGCTTGACTTTAATCTCTGCATTGGCTTTCTGTATTGCAACCTTACCATCAAGGTAAGTTGTAGCTAGTCCACCTACTGCACCTAAGATTTGACCAATCATTTTTTAGCACCCATTGCGTTAAAGCCAAAGTACGCACCAACAAGGGCAGATACGGATACTACATAGATATTTGCTATGTCTGCAATCAACTCAGCGGCGGTATTTAAACCTACTACTGAAGATACAACAATAGCTGCCGGGTACATAACCATACCGGACAGCGCAAACCATGTCATGTTACGTTGTGCATCACGCTTGGCGTCTTCATCTTCCATACGCCGCCTACGATCCTCAAGCATAATCTCCCGTTCTTCTGGGTCAAGTATACCATTTTTATTTAGATCGTACTCAGTCATCTTTACGTCCTACGAAAACGCTTAGACGTTTTAGCTGCAGCTTTAGGTTGCTTAGAGAATTGTTTACCAGCTTTTGTATCTTTTCTTTTTTTAGCTGTACTTGCTGAATACTCTCCACTAGACATAGCTTTAATAGCTCCAGCTGGAAGATAACGCTCCCCAGTAGCTTTTGGGCCTTGCGTAGAAGGTTTACCACTTTTGGTTCTCCAATCTTGCTTCGTCCATCGTTTAAGACTTTTCTGGGACTTGGAGAGGGCCATTACTTATAGCCCCCACCTTTTGCTTTGTATTGCTTTGCGACCATTTGAGCCTTCCTTGCGCTCCACTGTCCGGGCTTTCCACCTTTGCCGCCAGCTTTAACGGAGGCAACAAGACGCTTACGCATAGTAGGCTTAGTATAATTACCAGCCGCATTAACCGTTGAAGATTTTTTGGTTGATTTCACCACGTGCAATTCCAATATCTTTTAGTTCTTTGTCCGTCATATTCTGAAGTAACCAAAAGTCTGCACGGCGTTGCTGTGCTACTGCGATTGCTTCAAACCATTTAATTAACCATTTCATGTGTATAACTCCTTGTTCATGAACATACGTACACTGAATATCCAGTATACATAGGAGTTATACCATACTTAGTTATATCATACTACGGACAATATTGCAACCCCGTTATGCACAAGGGTAAATACTGCGTTATCCTACTGGGATAAATGTTTCCGTTACGGTAAGAATAGTATCAATGTGACCAGCACTTACTGGGGTTACTTGTATCTTGTCACCCGGTTGGAGTACTAAGTCAATATCAATAAAGGTAGTGTTGTCACCTGAATTTAAACTTTTACCTGCCAAGAAGTGTGAAGTATAGTCATCGGCAGCTACGTACCACTGAACGTCTACAGAGTTGGTACTGCCACCACCGTTGACTACATGTACAAAGGTAAGCTCCGCCACACAGTTAGCAGGACACGTGTATACAACCTCTGTAGTGGTGCCGCTGTTGTGACCGTATACAGAACGCATACGTGATGGTTTACCTTGATTAAGTAAGGACATTACTTTTTAACCCAAGCTTCATTCTCTGGGGTACTCGGATCATCCTTCTTAAAGTAACCCTTTTTTGTACGAGCACGTACTTTGACTGGCTCCAAAAGAATTTCTTGTACTTTAGAATCGGAACACCAGTAGTCACCATACGGATCAAAACCTGCAAGTACGTCACCAAGTCGTGTTGTAACGGTTTCCTTACTCACAAGGTAGCCATGCTCCTCTAGTTTATCTTTGTAATCTAAGAACTTCATTTCTTCTTCTTCCCCATACATTTTCCCACTGCCTTACACTTTGTGGGGGTAGGACACCCCTTACATGTTTTAAACTTTGGCATTACTTTTTACCTTTCTGTGTAGGCTTCATAGATGCACCACAGTTTACGTAACCACCAGCTTTGTACGCCATGCGTTTCTTTGCCATACCACCTTTAGCAAATGGTGATTTAGGTGTATAACCTTTAAATGGCTTACGATCACTTGCAGATTGTTGTTGCTTACGTGTCATTGTATCTAGCTCTGCACCTTGTTCCGCCTTAAACTTTTTTTCTTGTGCAGTTAATAGGTCGGACATCATTTTTTTACGCATACCGTCCGGCATATCATCAATACGCTTTTTCATATCACGGAACATAGCGGCGGTATTTGCAGCCATAACATCCGCCTTAGATACATTACGACTTTTATTAATACTACTCTTAGATTCAGAGGTACGTATATTTTCTTGACGCTTGCGTTCTTTAGCCCTAGCTGCGGCAGCTTTACGATCTGCTTCAGCTTTTTTTGGAGTATCTTTAGGTTTACCACGAGTAGCGGTAGCACCACCTAAATTTTTCTGTGCAGCTTTCTCTGCTGCCTTAGCTGCCTTCTTAGCCTTCATTGCCGCACGTGCAGCTGCCGATAGTACACCCATTGTGTTATTCCTTTACCATTTGACTTTATCTGCCCAGTAAGCTGCACTCAACTTACCACGCTTAATGTTCTTTGCATGACGTGCCTTAAAACTTGCACGTTTCTTTTTCATTTTATCTGATTCACCAGCTTTAGGTTTACCGGCAGTGCTTGCGCCTTGCTCACCAAAGCGTATCATCTTAATGGTAGTACCTTCCTTAGCAAGAACTACGTGGGACTTAGTAGGGTGCTTAGGTGTACGCTTTGGTTTGTTATACCCACTGAATGTTTCACCACGATACTCAACTGCCATCTGTCCAACCTTCCATACGCATAGCCCATTCTACGTGCTCTAACGTAAATGATTTACCATAGTGGGCATCTACGGCTGTCTTCACGTAGAATACATCACTATGAGGTATATGCAACTTATCCAAGTTACCATCTAGTACATGTTTATAGAACTCTTCTAAAACATTATCTGTATATAGTTTTACTGATTTCTTTGCCATTGTCAATGCTTAATTACAAGTAAGCTCTCGCCTAAAGGCAAAAATCACTTACGTATATAGGTATGTAAGTGTACTCACTGTACGTGTTTACTTATATGTTAATATAGTTAAGTATAATTATAAGTAAGTATATATACATTTAACTGTTTCACTGTACGTGTAACACTGTAAGTGACCCTACCCTAACACCTAACATATATAGTTTTACACATTCTGAGAAACATGTCAACCCCAAATCGTACTAGTGTCCAATAATAGGGAGATTATCCCACTTATCGTGATTATACGGAATAATATCCCACATATAATAGGTCCACATCGGCCCTATATACATGTAAAGCACTATGTTTGTAATGTGGTTAACAGTGATATTTCCT